TCTATAACTCCTGTCATTCTCTTATACTCAGCAAAGTCTTTACAACCTCCTGTAGATATATGATCTGAACATTCGTTCATTAATTCTCTCAATTTCTTAGTTAAGAAAACGGAAAGTGATTGCTCTTTAATATCATTATTCATTCAGATTGATATCATTAACTAAATCTTTAGCAATGTCAAGTCCAAACCTTACATCATCTTTAACTTTCTTATCTTCGCTTTCTTTTCTATCTAGCAAATCGCTAGCAATACGCTGTCCTACATTCATTCCAGCAATTTCTGATTGAGATTTAATTCTAGCTTCTTCTAATTGTTTATTATTTGTAAGTCTAGCAGCATCAATCATTATTTTAGATTCATCTATCTGTTGCTTATTAGCTACTTGAGTTTCTTTAATCTCTAGTTCTTTTTGTTTTGCTAATATTAATGGGTCTTGTGCTTGTTCTTGTATTCTTGCTTGTTCAGCTTGTGCAGCATTTGTAGAAGCTACTCGTTTAGCTGCTTCTGCAACTAGAGTAGATATACGTTTTTCTACATCTGCTGGTAAAGGCTCACCTACTGGAGGTAGCTCTATACCCATCTCTCTTTCAACTTGTTGTCTAAACTGTAATGCAAGATGTTGCATAATATAGTCTGAGCCAGCACTTTGAATAGTTTGAGCATTTGGACTCTGTTGTATTTTTGCAAGAATATTTGGGTCTTGTTGTGCAGAAGCCAATGTTTGTATATGAGCTTCATGGTCTTGTGACTCATATGCTTGTACAGCTTTACCATTAAGTATGTTCTGTACTGCTGTAACTGGATCAACTGCTGGTACATCCTCTTGAGGAGGTATTATAGTATCTACATCTTTGATGCCTAATACTTCTAGCATTTGTCTATGTAATTGAGCTAGGTCATACAACTGTGGTGCTTGTTGAGCTAATTGCATTGCCGCTTGATACTGCATAATTCTTTGAGCCATTGTCGCTGCGTTTGGATCAGAAACAGGTAGTATGTCTACTCTGTTATCAAAATCTTGTAACTTTATCTGCTGACCTTCTTCTACTTCGTAAGGGTAATTAGGCTCTGTAAAGTCTTTAATTACTGTTACAAGTATCTCAAATTCTCTTTTCATGGAAGCATGTAGTCTTGCTTGAACAGCACTCATAACTTTCATGTTTCTTTCTAGCAATGCTAGAGTTGTTCCAACAGGTGCCTGACTATTCATGTCAGATGTTTTCATTTCAGCTATGCTAGCAAACTTCTTGCCTTCTTCTACTATGTTTTGTAGTAATGAAAATAATGTTGGTGAAGGTTCTTTGTAAGGTAGGAATGTAATATTGTCTCTGATAGCACCACCTGGTACATCTACATCTCTAAACTCACCTGGCATTATAGGACTGTCATCACCTTTGATACGAAGTCCTCTAGATTTCAAACCACCTGGTAAATTACTTAAAGTACCTGCATCTACTAACTGTCTTAATATTGATGTAGCTGATTTAGCTAATCCACCAATCATATGTATTAAACCAAAACCATAAAAGCCTAGACCTGGTAGGTATTGGTAATGTACAAAGTGCATCCTTCTTAATTTTGCAACATCATCTTCGTAATAGTTTCTTCTAATACTAAGAATAATGCCTGAAGGACTATCTATTGAGATAACATAAGGTAACGCTATACCTGTATCTTCTCCATTTTCATCCTTATCCTCAAACCCTTTAAGGTCTAAGTCTACCTGCATTTCTAATATTGTATGACGAGTATCATAGCTATAACTTTCTGAATGACCTGTCATATCACTATACTTTTTAGCAATATCTGATGACGAAGGTTTTGCATCTGGTAATTCTATGTCTCTATAAAATCCACTAACCTGCATTTTTCTTACATCATTAGCTGACTTCTTCATTACATGAGTAGCTCTTTCACATGTCTCTAAATCACTTGCACCATAATTAACTACAACATCCTCTGCTGGTACAAATATACCGCTTGGTCTGTTTAGTGTTGGGTCAAAATAAACTTTTCTAAATGCTGAACCTGCTAAAGGCAAAGAAAATAACATCTTCTCTGTTTCGCCACGATATTCAGTCATCTCATAAGTAAGAAGATAATTTAAATAATCTTGTACTCTTTGACTTTGTTTTTCTTTGGTTGAATCTATTGGTCCTACTATTTTAGTTCTAACTGGACCTGCTGCTGGAAATATCTCTGATATAGCTTGTGATTGGAATTTAATTACCGCTTCACTAAGCATAGGATGGAATACACCGCACGCTCCTGCCCAAGGTGTAGTTCTATCTTCTATTTTTAAACCAAGTTGATCTAAGCCTTTTACATAGCTTTCTTCCCAATCTGATCTTGATTCTTTATCTGCGTTGAACGCACCTATTAATTCATTGCCTATTGAATTTAGTTCATCTTCTTCAATAAAATCTACTAAGTTAGAATCAAAGCTTTCAGTTCCTGCTTCGGATGAGTTAGCATCAAAGTCAACAATCATGCCACCATCTTCGGTTTCTGTTGTTACTGCTTCTGATAATTCTTCCATATCAACTTCTAAGCCATCTTCAGGCTCCATCTCTACTAAACCATCTATAGGTGTAGCAGGTGTGTATTGTTTTTCTATAGCCAACATATTCTCCTAGTAATAATCTGCTTTACGGTTATGTTCTAATGGTTCATCTTCTTCATCTGTATCTAAAGGAACAAATCCGCCTTGTCTGAATCTTAACAGAGCTTGCGTACTGCTATCAACTAAATCGTCATGTTCCATATTAGGAAATCCAGCGAACTCTTCTACCACTTCTTCTGCCCATCTAGTTTGAGGAGCCCATACTACACCTGAAGCAAATAGATCAGATACGGCATTTACCCTAGATATCTTATCATTTCCACGACTAGGAGTATATTCTTGTACTGGTATACCCATTGCTCTTAATTCAAAGATCAAAGGTAAGCCAGCCGCTTTAGCCTCTACAATGAACGCATCTGGTTTATACTCGTTGTACTTATCAAAAGCTCTCTTCTTTAAATCTGGGAACTCTAGACGCTCCTTATAGGCATCTAAGAGTATTAAGTTTGGTGCCGAAAAACCATCGTCATCTTCTTTGTAGAAAACTCCCCATGTGGTACAAGCCGAATAGTCAGCTCTTTGGTTTTTAAGAAAAGCAGTATCCCATGATTGAATTACAAATTCACACTCAGGGGGATTCTTGTTCTGCCACATTCTCCACCATTCTCTTTTAACTAAAGCACCCTCTTCAGAAGTAGGGTCTTGTTGATACTGAGCCATCCACTTTGAACTAGGCAATTCAGCCTTCAAAGCTTCTAACTCTTCTAATTTCCAGAAAGCATCCCACAAAGGCTTACCAGAAGGTAAGATTGCAGGTAGTTCTATAACTTCCCATTGGTCAGCTCCGCCTCGTTTAACACTAGCATCCACTACTTGACCTGTTAAATCTTTATTATGCCATCTAGTCATAACCACAACGATTGCACCATTAGGCTGTAAACGCTGTCTAGGACCAGAGGTGTACCATTCATAGGTACGATTGAACACATTTATATCTGAACTTGCACCCTCTTGTTCTGAATGAGGGTCATCAATGATAAGCAAATCAGCACCTTTACCAGTAACCGCTCCGCCTACACCAATCGCAAAATACTCGCCACCTTTGTTCGTGTTCCAACGACCAGCAGCTTTTGAATCCGACTGTAAACTTACATTCGGAAATATCTTTTTATAATCTTTACTATTAACAAGGTTTCTAACCTTTCTACCAAAGCCAACCGCTAATTCTGCGGTGTGAGCTGTCTGTATTATTTTCTTTTCAGGTCTGCTTCCCAGAAACCATGCAGGTAATAGGTAAGACGCAAACTCGGATTTGGTATGTCTAGGTGGCATGTTGATGATTAAACGCTTTAATTCACCCCTTGCTACCCTTTCAAATGCATCAGCCATGATCTTATGATGAGGTCCTTCTATAAAAGCACTCCAAACCTCTCCAACAAAAGCCATATAGTTGTCCGCACATTTCTCTCTGGACTTGGCATCTGCTAGTTCATCTAATAAACCCAATAGTTCTTTCTTCTCTTCTAAAGAAAGGTTTTGTACTTGGCTTAATATCTGGTTACTCATACATCTCCTATACTAGATAGGAAGTAAATACCTCCTAAAATTAAAAACTTAATAAGTTCATAACAATATGTACCTATCAATAGGTAGATACTCTACTAGTAGGTACCTACTAGATGTAAATCACGCTAGATTTTAACATAATTGCACATCTTCACAGAAAAGACAACCATTTTTATAAAATAATGGGGGGGGTCTAGGGACCCATAGGTCTTTCCTAGAAAAATTATATATTATATGTATGAAAAACGCTATCAAAATGCAATATAGGGGGTACCCCTGCAAAAGTTAGTAATATCCTGTGCATATCACTATGTATATATGATAGGAGGAGTCCCGCACGCGTGAATGGGGGTAGCCCCCTCTCTCTATAGTGGGAGATCGAAACACTATATGTAGTGGTTGCAGCGTTCGTCTGGAATACTACATGTAGTGTTTGGGTCTATATATAGTGCATCCACATATTGCACCGCATAGCGTGTCATATGAGTACGCTCAATGCCCTCTTAGATAGTTGGTTGGTGGTTGGTTGATCTTGGACTATTGAGCGTCTAACAAAGCTTGAATTCTTTCCTCTATGTCCGCTTCTACTTCGTCACTAGTTCTAGCTTCTTTGGTCTCTACTACATCACTGAACAACGATACGCTTTTGCCTAGTAACTCCAACGCCCTAATCCTAGCTGAGTCTGAATCAGATTCCTTGGACTCTCTATATAGTTGGTCTATGACATAGTTCCTTGTCCTAAGGCTACTAGCAACTGAACTAACCTGTTTACGCTCTATTGCCCTCTGTATGCTTAGTGCAATCTTAGGGTTAGCGACAAGCTTGCTAGCTTCTACTTCCACCCACTTGGGGACTTTGTTCGCCTTGGTTAAAGTAACGTCATATACCTTGGCGTACGCTTCCTTATAGCTTCCTAACTTGCCCTTGATGATCTCATCAACAAATTGCTTCTGTTTAATAGTTAATGGTGTCTCTTTCGATACCAGTTTTAGATTGGGTTTTTCTTTGTCATTCATGATCTAAATGTTACGCCTTTTATAAAGCTTTGGTAATGCTCACATAGTGCTAGCGAATACTATGGACTGGTTAATATTTAGCATGATGTTTGCAATGATGTTCTTTTTAGTATTTAATGACTTAACTAACACGAACAAGGGGATTGCCTATTTGACATATTTTAACGACTACCAAGAAGCAGTATCACATTATTAATATACGAACTTGGTTGATGGTCTCTAGATTTACCATCGATGATAACAAGAAGCATTAAAACAAAAAGCGTACCAGTAGAAGTGCTACAAGACCTCGATATAGGTTGAAACAAAAGCATGGATGCGGAAACGATAACTTCCAGTTGCGACTCTCCAAAGTCCCTGAATTAACAGGCTGAACGAGTATCCTATTTTGGGGTACAAGAAACTTAATCTATGGAGGATTAATTATGAAAGATTGGCATGGAAACAAAACCACCCCAAGAAAAATAGCCCAAGGTATTATTTACGATAGATTGTTCGATATGGAATGGGCATGGTGTGATGAACAACTTGGCGGATGGGGTCATGAAGAGATGACTGAGAAGCAAAGAGAAGCTGTAACAATACAGCTTAAAAAAGAGATGCGTAGAGTAGACAAGCTTCTAGGATTTATTCCTAGAGCATATGGGGAGAATTAATTATGAATATAGAATTTAGAAAAATAAGCGATTTGAAAGCAGGCGATTACTTCAAGTTAAATAGAAACTCAAAAGAGATATTTGAGCGTGGAGAATACGATAGAGAATTTAAAGGCTATCGTTGTGATTACACTAGCGATATCAGTAAAGACAAAATCTTAGATGGACAAAGATTAGTTAAAGTCGATATTGAAGAGCCTAAAGCAAACATAGATTTTAGTTTGCTGGCTTCTTTACCTAGAACTTAATATGAATGACACATTAGAAGAACTGATAGAGGAATTAATGAAGTGTTTAGATAACAGATATATAGGCGATTCTGAATATATAGAATCCTTAGAAAAAGATATAAACAAAAGAATGTAAACCAACTGATGATTAGCTGAAATGCTATGAAAACATCCCAATGATTGGGGTGTTATTGGTGCTATCAATCGATAGCAAATAACTAAAACTTAAATACTTGGAGGTATTAATTATGTTTAAACCAAGCGAAGCGAAATTGTCATGTCTATCTGTTTTGAAGGGGAATAATATTCCTTTCCTAATTGGTGGAACTGGCGTTGGAAAGAGTGCAATTGTTAAAGAGATTGCGGAGGTATTGGCGGATGGTAAAAAGCTTACTGATTCTGTACACCCTAAAGAAAATGAATATGGATTTATTTCTTTTAGATTGGGTTTAGTTGAATCCATTGATCTAGGCGGATTACCTTATATAGAGGACGGGACTCAGAAAAAAGCGTTCTTAGGCAACTTGCCTAGAAGCGGTGAAGGGGTCTTTTTCTTAGATGAATTTGCCCAAGCCCATGGAAGCGTTCAAGCAACGATAGGTCAATTATTAGACCCTAAAGGCGAGAATGAAGAGCGAAGGATTGGAGATTATGTTTTTCCAAATGGTTGGAAAATTGTCTTAGCAGGCAATAGACATACAGATAGAAGTGGAGCGAATAAAATCCTTAGACATTGCCAAGATAGAACTACCGCAATTCAGTTTACTCACGATGTGGATGACTGGTTGGCGTGGGCTGATGTCAATGACATTGATATGAATGTACAGGGATTGATTCGTTATATGCCACAACTTTTATGGTCTTTTGACCCTAAGAGTAATGACCCACAACCAAGCCCAAGATCATGGACTAGGTTAAGCGATACGTTAAAGACTGACCCACCTAAATCAATTAAACAAAAATTGTTTGAAGGTGATGTTGGGCAGGAATGTTCGATTGAATTAATGAACTTTATATCGTTGAGAAATGACGTACCCAACCTAGGCAAAATATGTAAGGGAGAGGACGTTGCTTTAGTTGATGATGCAGGGCTTTGTTATGCAACGACTATTGCTTTAGTGGAAGTCATTGGAAAGGCTAAAGATGATGATGTATATGAATGGTTTGATAATGCACTTGCTTATATCAAGCGTTTATCTACTGTTGAATTTTCTATCTTTTTTGTTAGAAAACTAACTTCACTAAGAAGTGAATTAAAAGATACAGGTTCATATTCAAAATTTAAGGTTGATAACTTAGATTTAGAACTTTAGTAGGATTGGCGGAAAGGAGTATTTACTAGTAAATATTCTTTTTCCGCTTCTGTATTGGGATGTGTATCCCAACTGAAGAGATCAAAAGATCGAAACAGAAATTTATATCAATTACTTGGAGGTAATAATTATGAATAATAAAAATGTAAGTACCCTGTCTGAAAATGCAACGCTAGTTCGCTTAAATACTAAGCACCCTAGTGGAGTTAAAACAGATAAGAGACTTAAAGAGGATTTGGCAGTAGATCAAGAAGCTGATTATGATTCTTTGCACGTTGCAAAGTACATTTTTGGCAAAGAGACTAATAAGTATTTTAGAAGGATTATTAATCAATTTAGAAACAGCGTTTACTACCCTTTAACAGTTCCTTGGGATGATAATACAAGTGATTTTGAAGGGAAGGTTTTGAGCGGTTGGAGATTATGCCCTAATAAAGAACTTGACCGCCTTATGGATAGCGTAGACCAAGCCAAGATTGATTTTGAAAGGGAGGTTAAAAGCTTCTTAGATAACTATGAGAATCTTATAGAATCTAACAAATCAAAACTTGGAAATGCTTTCAATATAAATGATTATCCTACTAAGGATGAAATCGCGACTAAGTTTAGATTCGATTTTGAATTGAATACAGTTCCTACTGTATCGACTGGTGATGTTAGATTGAATGTATCTGATAAGTTGAAAGCTAAGATTGAAAAAGATGCTATTAAAAGGGCTAACAAGAATATTGAAACGATTGCTAGAACTACAGTAGAAGCGTTACTTGATTCTGTTGGACATTTAGTTGAAAAGCTAAAAGGTTATGACCCAAAGAACAAGCAAGGCGGATTTTTCAAGGATTCAAGCTTCGATAAGATTAGAGAATTTTTGGCAACTTTGCCTAGTATTAATTCTGATATCTTAGGCAATGACCCCTTGATAGCTAACGCTCATCAAAAGCTTGTTAGCGTATTCGCTAAACTTAATGATATTGATTCTCTTAGAGATGAATCAACAGATGGAGCAAATAAGCGTAAGAAGGTGGCGGATGAATTAGAGGAATCTATTGACGAACTGAAGGGAGGTTTCTTGGATAATATGTTTAAGAAGTAAACCTCGCGACTAACTAGGGAAAAGATATATAACTGGTAAATATTTTTTCCCCACTAGCCGTAGGTTTTTCTGTATCAAGATGTGTATCTTGGCTGATGATTGCAAAAGCATGAAACAGAAACAAATTAATACTTGGAGGTATTATGAATAGTGAAGAGAGAATTATAAAAGCAAGGGCTAAATTGATGAAAGGCAATATTGGAATGGCTTCAATGCTTCTAAGTCTTACATTGATTGAAGCAAATGAAAGGTGCGACACAATGGCAACAGATGGTGTAAATATCTATTGGAATGATGAATTTGTTAAAACATTAACAGACAAAGAAATTCAAGCGGTATTAGTTCACGAAGCTAGCCATGTTATTTGGGAACACCCTCTTAGAATAGGCAAAAGAAATCATGCAATTTGGAATGTGGCAACGGATTACGTTATCAATTCTTGGATTGCATATGATCTTTATATGGAACTACCCAAAGACGGATTATTGGATAGAAAATATAGAGGGCAATCCGCAGAGCAAGTTTACAGAACTTTAACTAACGATGATGAAGCCCTACAAGATGCCATAGATGAAATGAAATCTAAATCAGATGATTCTGATTCTGATGAATCTGAGAGTGGCGAAGGCGAAGGCGAAGGCGATGCTGAAAACGAAGGCGAAGGCGTAGGAAAAGGGAGTGGAAAATCTTTAACTGAAGAACTTGAGAACATGAAACCATCAAGCGGTGGTGTCTCAATGCCTAAAGATGAAGAGGGCAACGACCTATCAGAGAGTGCTTTATCAGAAATAAAAGAGAACATCCAAAGAACTATATCTATGGCTGATAAGCTTGAAGGGGTTTCCGATAGTGGAAATTCAATCATGGGTGGTGCTGTACAGACGATGAATGAATCTTATGTTGATTGGGTTGATGTGATGAAGGACTTATTAACAAGTGCAATAAGTAACAATCCTACTTGGAGTAGGTTAAACAAAAGACATTCTTGGAGGGGTGTTAATTTACCAAGCAAAGACAAAGAACCGCAGGGCGGTGAAATTGTGGTTGCTATAGATACTTCAGGCTCTGTATCTCAAGAAGAGTTGAATATATTTGCTACTGAAACGCAGAGTTTGTGTGCAGAGTGCGGTATCAATAAAATTAGAGTTACCTATTGCGATACATCCGTTATAAGAAACCCTACAACTGGTGAATGGTGGGATGAGTTTGACTTAGATAATGAAGAGTTGGAATTCAACCTTAGAGGTGGTGGCGGTACTAGGTTTGAGCCACCTTTCAATTTGTTTAACCATGAAACGGATGATACTGACGATGTTATCGCGTTTATTTATTTTACTGATGGTTATTGCGATGTTAGAGCGGAAGTTGAGCCTAACGTACCAGTCATATGGGCGTTAAGCACAAACGAAAGTTATATGCGAGATTACTATGATTATCCTTTTGGGGAAAAAGTACATATCAACATGGAGAACTTGTAGAACTTAAACGAAGCGGAAAGAATATAGACTAGTAAATATTTCTTTCCGCAAGCGTTTTTCTGTATTGGGAATGAACCCAACTGAAGAGCATCCTTTTTTAGGGATATGCGAAACAGAAATCAAGCCCTTGGAGGGGTATTTATTATGCAAAATAATAATAAAAAAGAGCGTTCTTATATAACAGTACCAGTTTCTTTAGAGACTAAAGAATTGGTAGGTGCTATGAAGAGCAAATATGGTATCGATGAAAGTCAACAGATTTCATGGGTCATAGCAGAGCATTTAAAGTCTGAATCTGACCTTGAAAAATTGGTTGTCCAAAATCTTTTGGCAGAACATGAAAGCAAAGGAAACCTTTTGCGAGATATGGCTAAGAATCTTGGGTTACTGGTTGTTGATGAATCCATCGATGTAGAAGTAATGCCATTAATAAATACTAATGTAGTGGATGTATTTTCTAAGAAGAAACCTACAGAAGTTAGTAAGACTAAAAACATAATTAACAAATGTTTAGAATCTAACGCTGAAGTCAAAACGACAATGAAAGCTAAATTTGAAGCTATCGCTGATACTCAAGTGGTTGATGCGGAAGTTGGTCAAATTGATTGGTCAAGTTATGGCGGAAAAAGATATGACGATTTAGATTTAATTGGAATGTCTTTAAAAAATGCAAGCGTGTTATCAGAACATAATTTGTATGGCGGTTTTATGAATGGGTACTTTGCAACTTTACATTCCCAAGCCTTGGCATTGTGGCAAGATCAAGAAAAGCAATTGTCTCTAAGACAAATTGCTAGACTACAGCCACATATTGACCAAGCGAATGGAACGTCTAAGGTGCTAACAGTACAGACGATAGCTAAGAGAATCTTTAAAGCTATTGTCCATTTTGGAACTGCTGAAGAGAAGCAATTGCTATTTGGCGATTCTTCAGTTTGTCCTAGACGAAATGCAAGAAAGCAAAAAGCTTCTAGCTAGACGAGAAAGATAATAGACCAGTAAATATTTTTTCACCAAGCGGGTGAGAAGTTCGTGCTGGTCTTTTTATAAGATGCGATCTAAAGGTGGGGTGTTTTAGGGTATGCAAGTACCTTACCTACCTTTAGATATTGCATTGTGCGAGGTCTGAGGATGTCAATTTTGATGAAACTGTATAGAAAATGCGTATTTTCTACTGATGATTGCCAAAAGGCATGAAACAGTTTATTAACTTATTCAATTACTTGGAGGTAATATTATGAATAAAAAATATGAGTATGAAGCGACTGAGCAATCAGTTGATACAAGAAACTTTAGTATAGTTTCTGATAGAAAGCTAACTTGGGATGAACTCAACGAAGCAATCTGTATGCCTAGCATTACAAAAGAGGGGGACTGTGAATCAGATAATGGTATAACAGTTACTTATCTTTGGACTGATTACGGAGATGACTCTGAATTTGATGTTATTGGCGATATTGAGGGAGAAGAAGATGAAGAATAGAGAACTATTTGAGTTCACTTTAAGGGTGAACATTGGAACTTGTAATGAGATATATACAAAGATGGATAGAAAACCAAAAGATGATTATGAAAGTTCTGAAGTGGACATTCTTTTAGTTAAGACTTTTAATACTTTGGTTACTATGAATCAAGCTATCTTAGATATGCTTTATTCTGAAAGGGCAAGTATGAATTTGCCTAATTCTAAACATCTTGCTTTAACAAAGCATGGTGAAGTTGTAGAAGTAGAGGTGCAAAAATGAGTGCAAAAGATATAGCTATTCACTTCATGGATAACCCTTGCTACATAGAGCCTAAGACATTGGAAAATTCTCATAGGTTTGGAGATTGTGAGGTTGATAACATTTCCTATACTGGGTATGTTACTAAAAATAAATACTATTACATTGTAAAAAAGGAGGTGCAAGAATGAGTAAATTTATATTAGATTGTGAATTTCCAACTGAATACTTTGATAATCATGTAGATGAGAAGGGTAATGTTGATAATAAACTTACCCTTACTTCAGAAGGATTTCAGCAATTAACTTACGATATAGAAGAACTTGTAGAT